ATGAAAAACGCATTGCAGTTTTTGTTTGTTGCGTTCTGGTTGTTCGTATCATGTATGCCCATCATCTTCACAGCAAGGTATATGGAAAAAGTTGATGTTTTGATATTAATATTTGGATATATAAATGCCCTTTTTTTAGGGGTGTTCATGGCGGTCATGTGCATTGAATACTGGCGGTAAATACAGCGAACTCCATTGGTTTAGTTGGATATTTATTGTGCTGGACAAAAACGGTTTGCGGGGAAATCTTAGTTAAGTAGAATGACTGCGGGTGCTTGAGGCTATCTGCCTCGGGCATGAACACCAACGGCAGATAGAGAAAAGCCCCAGGTAACATTACGCGTCCTGCAAGACGTTTAACATTAATCTGAGGCCATATCTATGCGACACATAGAGATTAGCCTCTTACGGACCGAAAGGTCAAGGAGAAGCAGGCTATGAAGCAGCAAAAGGCGATGTTAATCGCCCTGATCGTCATCTGTTTAACCGTCATAGTGACGGCACTGGTAACGAGGAAAGACCTCTGCGAGGTACGAATCCGAACCGGCCAGACGGAGGTCGCTGTCTTCACAGTTTACGAACCTGAGGAGTAAGAGACCCGGCGAGGGAGAAATCCCTCGCCACCTCTGATGTGTCAGGCATCCTCAATGCACCCGCACTTAACCCGCTTCGGCGGGTTTATTTTATCTGTAAATATTTTATAAAAATAATGCCCACACACAGCATAAAACAAAAAGTATCACAGATAAAAAAGGAGCGTAATGTGCAGATTTGTTGTTTTCCATATTTACTCACTTTAACATAATCAATATTGATATGGTTGTTGTTTCGGTGGTTTCAAACGAGATGTTATGGTGATCTGGTAAAATTGCATAACATTAAAATTTAATTTATCTAATCGCTTTTAATAATAAGCGTTGTGTTTATCCCAACAATCTGTTGTTTGACTTTTATTCCATTAATGTAGGGGCTTTACACTGGAACCAGTTTATTTATACTTTATACGCCAGCCTGAACAACTGGCACCTGCTGCGCCAGCAGAGACAACCGATGGCGCACGATACCAAATTACACAATTCTGATGATTCTGCCGTCTTTGCCAGCAGGTGCGGACGGCGTTTTCATGCATTCAAATCGGACTGGTTCCAGCATCCACCATGCACTGAAGAGCAGGCTGAATGGATAATTCAGTGTTACCGCAGGCGCGGATACGAGGTTAAAAAAGCCCTTAGCCTCGACTACCGTCACTGGATAATCTCAGTCAGATTGCCTTACTCCGAACGCCCACCGCGTCCGTCCCGCACATTCCAGCAACGCATCTGGAGGTAACGTGCGGGTATTACTTCGACCTGTTCTGGTACCGGAACTCGGGCTGGTGATCGTTAAGCCGGGCCGTGAATCCATGCCGGTATTCCACAATACCCGGTTACTGGTGGAGCCGGAACCGAAAAGCATGCGTAATCTGCCGTCCGGGGTCGTTCCTGCCGCTCGCCAGCCGCTGGTGGAAGACAAAACATTGCTGCCGTTTTTCAGTAACGCACGGGTGATTCGTGCTGCTGGTGGTGCTGGTGCATTGTCTGACTGGCTGTTGCGCCATATTAAATCCTGCCAGTGGCCACACGGCGATTATCATCACAGCGAAACCGTCATTCACCGTTATGGTACCGGCGCAATGGTGTTGTGCTGGCACTGCGACAACCAGCTGCGTGACCAGACATCCGAATCACTCGAGCAACTTGCTCATCAAAACCTGTCAGCATGGATGATTGACGTCATCGGTCACGCAATAAGCGGTACGCAGGAGCGTGAATTATCTCTGGCTGAATTATCCTGGTGGGCGGTCCGCAATCAGGTGGCGGACGCGCTACCGGAAGCGGTATTACGTCGTTCGCTTGGGTTGCGTGCGGAAAAAATCCGCTCAATGTACCGTGAAAGCGACATCGTACCGGGAGAGCAGACCGCCACCAGCATACTGAAACAGCGCACAAAAAATCTTGCGCCGCTGCCTCACGCCCACCAGCAACAGAACCCACCACAGGAAAAGACGGTGGTCAGCATTGCCGTTGATCCTGAGTCTCCGGAATCTTTCATGAAACGACCTAAACGTCGCCGCTGGGTTAACGAGAAATACACACGCTGGGTGAAGACACAGCCGTGTGCGTGTTGTGGTAAGCCAGCCGACGATCCCCATCACCTGATTGGTCATGGTCAGGGCGGAATGGGGACAAAATCTCACGATATTTTCACGCTACCGCTGTGTCGGGAGCATCACAACGAGCTTCATGCGGATCCGCTGGCGTTCGAAGAAAAGCATGGTTCTCAGGTTGATTTAATTTTTCGTTTTCTTGATCACGCCTTTGCAACTGGCGTGCTTGGGTAAAAGAGGTGACTGATGCTCATAGATTTGGTTTTACCTTACCCGCCGACGGTGAACACTTACTGGCGACGCCGTGGCAGCACATATTTTATCTCGGAGGAGGGAAAGCGTTATCGCCGGGCTGTGGCGCTTATTGTTCGCCAGCAGCGGCTGAAATTAAGCCTGTCCGGAAGGCTGGCGATAAAGGTGATTGCAGAGCCACCGGATAAGCGTCGTCGCGACCTGGACAATATCCTGAAAGCACCGCTGGATGCGCTGACGCATGCGGGAGTGTTAATGGACGATGAGCAGTTTGATGAAATCAATATCGTTCGTGGTCAGCCAGTATCTGGTGGACGTATGGGGGTGAAGATTTACCCCATAATGCATGAAGAGCAGGTCAAAAAATGAAACTGGAAGATTTACCGAAATACTACTCCCCAAAATCCCCTGGCCTGACCGATGCATCGGCCTCAACGTCAAAAGATGCGCTGAGTATCACTGATGTGATGGCCGCGCAGGGCATGACACAGAATCGGGCTGAGATGGGGTTTTCTGCGTTCCTGGGGAAAATGGGCATCAGTATGAATGACAGGGCGCGGGCAACAGAATTACTGGCAGATTATGCACTCAGTCGGTGCGATCGTGTGGCGGCGTTGAGAAAACTTCCGGCAGAAATAAAACCGGTAGTGATGCGCATTATGGCTTCGTACGCTTTTGAGGATTATGCCCGCAGCGCAGCGAGTAAAAAGCAGTGCCCTTGTTGCTATGGGGAAAAATTTATTGAAAGCGTAGTTTTTACAAACAAGGTCCAGTATCCGGATGGTAAGCCGCCGGTATGGGCAAAGTGTACGAAAGGTGTGTATCCGTCTTACTGGGAAGAATGGAAAAAAGTCAGGGAGGTGGTAAAAGTTGCCTGTCCGGAGTGTGGCGGAAAGGGTGAGGTTTCCACCGCCTGTAAGGATTGCCGTGGGCGTGGTGTCGCCATTCACCGTGAAGAGTCGGTAAAACGTGGTATGCCTGTTATCAGAGACTGCCAGCGTTGTGGTGGTCGTGGCTATGAAAGACTACCATCAACGGAGGTATTTAATGCTATATGCGAGGTGACAAACCAGATAACACGCGCGTCATGGGAAAAAACAGTTAAGAAATTCTATGATGCGCTGGTGACCCGGTTTGATATTGAAGAAGCATGGGCTGAGCGGCAGTTAAAAAAGGTAACTAGGTAACAAGGTTGATTTTTCCGGAATCTGTGGTAAATTCGTCATAACGATGGGCTTTTTATGCCTGACGTTAGAAGAGTTTCTACAACCCGCCGCCGAGCGGGTTTTTTATTGCGGAATTAATTACGGACCGTTATTATTCTGCTCCCGGCCCTTTAGCTCAGTGGTGAGAGCGAGCGACTCATAATCGCCAGGTCGCTGGTTCAAATCCAGCAAGGGCCACCATCACAAACCGCCATTAGCTTATCAGGAAGAGCAGACGACACGATAACAGGGTTGTTGGTGCGGGGGCGGGTCCCCGATGGCGGTCCATTATCGGTATTCAGCGTTGTTAGCTCAGCCGGACAGAGCAATTGCCTTCTAAGCAATCGGTCACTGGTTCGAATCCAGTACAGCGCGCCATATTCATTCTTCCAGATTCCTTCCGGCAGAGCCTTATACTGGAATATACCTGGCTCAGGATATTGTTGAAAATATTATATGTTTGTCAAAAATAAAAGTTCTGTTAAGTATTGATTGAGTGTTTGTTATACGGTCTAATGGTTTTTTCAGCATTAAATATTTATCATTCATATGGTGTGGGTAGAGTGCATATTGATGAGGCGTCGGGGTGTTTCATCCTTAGGCAGCGTATTGATATAGTCAATGCAGCACGAGCAAAGGCCTTCAGCCGTTTGACAGTTTTGTTCTGTACTCCTGATCGTCTTTCGGGAAGAGACGTTATTATTCTGAATAGTGATGCTATTCAGAGGGTTTGCGATGAGTTCATGGTTTCTAATTCAGAATTATTTGCTCTTGTTCAGGAGTACAACAGAATAGCCAGGACCTGTGGTATGGATTATCACCTGTTACGGTAAAAAGTGATTGCTTACTGTTTTTGTGAATGGCATTGCAGCAGCCGGATAATGTCAGTGCTGGCTGACGGTGTGCTGGTGGCGGGTGTGGTGGTTGTTGCTTTCCCGTTGCTGAAAAAGAAAACGCCAGACTGTTAGCCGGGTATCAGTTAGCGGGAAAAATTTTTAAATACTTCACAATTCAGGCGGTTGACTGTTGTCTGGTTTGCGGGGAGTTTGTTAAAAGAAACTGGCATGGTGAATCCCCCTGTGCGGAGGGGCAATCAGCGAGTAGGTATATGGGATAATCGCGGATTCAGGTGCTGGTACTGAATTCACCGGGAGGCACCCGGCACCATGCACTTCAATAGATTTTCTCCACATTATGGATATTCTTTCAGAATATCCCACGCAGACTTTGTGTAAATGTTAACAAATGTGCGTTTTATTTGATCTGATTCGCTGTTTGAGCGTCCAAAACAACGGTATATATAATCCTTTACTATATGACATATGTGAGGAAAAATGGGTTTTCGTAGCGCATCAATTCTTACGTTGATTATTAGTGGGATTATTATCGGGTGCACTGATGCTGTATCGACAAATTATCATGACCGTACATCATATTACTCCGATAAAGCAATAGAGACACAGTATGTGAGTTCATCTGAACGTACTTCTGATGTTAGTGAGGATATCCGTCTGTATGCCCATCAAATCAAGAGCGCCATCGAAAAACAGTTCGGGGATGCGAGTAAGTATTCAGGAAAAGAGTGTACACTGAGAATGCATATGGCCCCGAATGGCCTTCTACTGGAGGTTAAAAGAGAAAGTGGAGACCTCGATTTATGTCGTGAAGCGATGAATGCGATAAAGAATGCTGATATACCTGCCCCCCCTTCGCCGGAAGTATATAAAGTATTTCAAAATGGGGTGCTGGATTTTAAACCCTGATATTTATTGTTTTGTAATAAACGGTTTCGGCTTAGGTTTGTTCTGACACAACTACGGCACTGAGCTAAATTTAGCGGATAGTCAGCTCTGAGCCAGTGGCGGACGTAACAACTACTATTGCTGAGATTTTAATGGATTGAGGAGCAAGAAGTGGGATTAAAGAAAATCGTTATGTTGACTTTTTGGGTCGGTTTTGTTGCGGGATGCACACCTTTACACCCTTCAGATTGCCACAAAACTACTGCTACAGGTAGTTGCAGTTCAGGACGCTGGGATGATCAGGATGAATGGGGGGCGCAAGCGCGGGGAATCAGAGCTGCAATTAATGCCAAACTTGATGAGCCGCATAACTGGAAAGGGAAAAAATGCAGGTTGCATATGGAATTCTCTCAGGATGGCACGGCGTTAAAAATATCTACCAGTAACGGTGATAAAGCCTATTGCGAAGCGATAAAGTCCGCAGCTCATAAAGCCAAATTTCCGGCCTTCAACAATCCGGAAGTCTACAGAGATTTTCAGAAATCTGGCTTTGACATGCGAGGTTAGCTCTTCAATTACTATATCTCATTCATAGCAAACTGACAGATTTGATGATGTTCTATATACGAAACCTGTGATGTCAAGTCTGAGCTAATACAAATAAACATAATATCAGAGAAATACATTTTATTAGCTGGCTACGGCGAGCTTTTTATATTGCATCGTCTCCAGCATATATATCAATTAAGGCTCTGATTGATGTGTCTGAAAGCCTACACATAATAACTATGCCATCCGTTCCGTGCGGAGGTGAGGCTATGAAATCCATGGACAAAATTTCAACAGGCATTGCCTACGGCACCTCCGCAGGCAGTGCTGGCTACTGGTTTTTACAACTGCTCGATAAAGTCACGCCCTCACAGTGGGCAGCAATAGGTGTGCTGGGTAGCCTGGTATTTGGCCTGCTGACGTACCTGACAAACCTTTATTTCAAGATTAAAGAAGACAAGCGTAAGGCTGCACGGGGAGAGTAATTCAATGACTCAAAAATATGAACTGATTGTGAAAGGGATCCGCAATTTTGAGAATAAAGTTACGGTAACTTTAGCGTTACGGGACAAAAAACGCTTTGACGGTGAAATTTTTGGCCTGGACATCTCGCTGGACCGTGTTGAAGGTGCCGCGCTGGAGTTTTATGAGGCAGCAGCCAGAAGGAGCATCAGACAGGTCTTCCTGGATGTTGCTGCCGGGTTATGTGAAGGGGACGAGCTGTTGCCACAAACGCGCCCCTGTTCAGAGGCGCGGTATACCATAAAAATTAACAGTTCTGATAACTCGATTACGGGTTGTTAGCTTTTTGCAGTTGGCTTTCCAGTATCTTTCATTGGTAGCATCCTGATAAATATCCATGAGCGCAAAAATCAAATACGGCCTGTCAGCTGCTGTTCTGGCGCTGATTGCTGCAGGCGCGTCTGCTCCTCAAATACTTGACCAGTTTCTGGATGAAAAAGAGGGTAACCACACTACGGCATACCGCGATGGTTCCGGCATATGGACCATTTGCCGCGGTGCAACGATGGTGGACGGTAAGCCAGTCGTACCAGGAATGAAACTGTCGAAGGAAAAATGCGCTCAGGTTAATGCCATTGAGCGTGATAAGGCGCTGGCATGGGTGGAGCGCAATATAAAAGTTCCACTGACCGAGCCACAGAAAGCCGGTATCGCATCATTCTGTCCCTATAACATTGGCCCCGGTAAGTGTTTCCCGTCGACGTTTTATAAGCGGCTGAATGCCGGTGATCGTAAGGGCGCATGCGAGGCGATTCGCTGGTGGATAAAAGATGGTGGGCGCGATTGCCGCATACGTTCAAATAACTGCTATGGACAGGTTATTCGTCGTGACCAGGAAAGCGCATTAGCCTGTTGGGGGATAGATCAGTGAGCAGAGTCGCCGCGATTATTTATGCTCTGGTTATTTGCATCATCGTCTGCCTGTCGTGGGCGGTCAATCATTACCGTGATAACGCCATCGCCTACAAAGAACAGCGTGATAAAAAAGTCAGTGAGCTGAAGCAGGCGATCGCCACCATCGCTGACATGCAGCAGCGTCAGCGTGATGTTGCTGCGCTCGATGCAAAGTACTCGAGAGAATTAGCCAATGCGAAAGCTGAAAATGAAACTCTGCGCGCTGATGTTGCCGCTGGTCGTCGTCGGTTGCACATCAAAGCAGTCTGTCAGTCAGTGCGTGAAGCCACCACCGCCTCCGGCGTGGATAATGCAACCAGCCCCCGACTGGCAGACACCGCTGAACGGGATTATTTCACCCTCAGAGAGCGGCTGATGACGATGCAGATGCAACTGGAAGGGGCACAGGAGTATATCCGCACTCAGTGCATTAAGTAGCCTTTTTATCGTGGTAAACATTTCGCAGGGTATGAGGTATTTATGCCATCACGAATCCTACGCGCCTGCCGTAAGCGTGGATGTGCAGGTACAACCACAGACAGTTCTGGTTACTGCGATAAACATCGTGGCGAAGGATGGGTACAGCATCAACGCGGACTGAGCCGCCACCAGCGTGGCTATGGCTCGAAATGGGATGCCATACGTGCGCGCATACTGAAGCGTGATAATCATCTGTGTCAGAACTGCCTGCGCAATGGGAGAGCCGTTGAAGCCAGAACTGTGGACCACATCATTCCGAAAGCTCATGGTGGCACGGATGCAGACAGTAACCTGCAGAGTCTGTGCTGGCCCTGTCATAAAGCAAAAACAGCGCGCGAACGCATCAATTGATAACAGTTCCCATCTGTAGGGGAGGGGCGGGTCAAATCTCTGCAACCCTGGCTGCTCAGTACCGCCGCCTGACCTTTCCTCGCATCGCCGCAGGTTCGAAAACTTTTTTTGGAATGTGATTTAATGATTGATAGGTAAAATCGATTATGTCTGGACCCCCGAAAACCCCGCCACGCCTGCATTTGATACGAGGCAACCCCTCAAAGCGCCCCGTTAAAGACCTCAAAAAAACCGCTAAAAAGGATGAAAAAGGTCTCCCTAAAATTCCGCAACATTTAGGGGCACAGGGGAAGTACTGGTTCAGGCGAATGGCGGAAGAGTTGAATGCGGAAGGGATCATTTCTCAGCTCGATGCACGTGCGCTCGAGTTACTGGTGGAAGCCTACACCGAATACCGGCATCACTGCGAAATACTCGATGTTGAGGGTTATACCTACCGCACGGAAACGCAGAATGGCGATGTGCTGATCAAGGCACACCCGGCTGCTGCGATGAAGGCTGATGCCTGGAAGCGGATCCGGGCGATGCTTGCAGAGTTTGGTATGTCACCGGCAAGCCGGGCGAAAGTAAATACCGCCGGACCGGATGATGTTGATCCGCTGGCAGAGCTTTTAAAAGCGAGAGACTGATGGCAAAAGTGGCTGACGGGATCCGCTACGCCGAACGTGTTGTTGCAGGAGAAATTGTCGCTGGCGAATTTGTCCGTCTGGCCTGCCAGCGTTTTCTTGATGATCTGAAGTACGGCGAAGAGCGGGGGATTTATTTCAGTGAACCCCGTGCGCAGCACATCCTGAATTTCTACAAATTTGTGCCCCATGTGAAAGGGGCGCTGGCAGGCCAGCCCATTGAGTTGATGGACTGGCATGTATTTATCCTTATTAATATTTTTGGTTTTGTCATTCCGCTGGTGAATGAATAGACCGGGGAAGTTGTCATGCGCAGCGATGGCAGCGGACGCCCGGTGATGGTGCGCCGGTTCCGGACGGCGTACAACGAAGTCGCCCGTAAAAACGCAAAATCAACCCTGTCATCGGGTATCGGTCTGTATATGACGGGGGCAGATGGTGAAGGCGGGGCTGAGGTGTATTCAGCCGCAACCACGCGTGACCAGGCCAGAATCGTGTTTGAAGACGCCAAAAATATGGTCAGAAAAGCCCGGTCGACACTCGGGCGGTTGTTTGATTTCAACAAGCTGGCGATTTACCAGGAGCAGAGCGCATCAAAATTTGAACCGCTTTCCTCGGATGCAAACAACCTGGACGGTCTGAACATCCACTGCGCCATTATTGATGAGCTGCATGCTCATAAAACCCGTGACGTGTGGGACGTTCTGGAAACGGCAACCGGTGCCCGTCTGCAGTCCCTTTTATTTGGCATCACCACGGCTGGCTTTAACAAGGAAGGGATTTGTTACGAGCAGCGCGATTACGCCATCAAGGTATTACGAGGCTATAACAGCGACGTGGAGGGGGCGGTAAAAGACGACTCCTACTTTGCGATTATTTACACGCTCGATGAGGGAGATGATCCGTTTGATGAGACGGTCTGGCAGAAAGCGAATCCCGGCCTGGGCATCTGTAAACGCTGGGATGATCTGCGTCGTCTGGCGAAAAAAGCGAAAGAACAGGTCTCTGCGCGGGTGAATTTTTTTACCAAACACATGAATGTGTGGGTAACAGCAGAGTCTGCCTGGATGGACATGATTAAGTGGGAGAAGTGCGAATACATTGCCCCACGACATGAGCTGAAAACGTATCCCATGTGGGTCGGCGTTGACCTTGCTCATAAGATTGATATCTGCGCGGCGGCAAAACTCTGGCGAACCGATAACGGGCATGTTCATGCCGATTTTAAATTCTGGCTTCCGGAAGGACGGCTGGAACGATGCTCGCGGCAGCAGGCAGAACTTTACCGGAAGTGGGCGGAGATGGATAAGCTGATTCTGACGGATGGTGATGTTATCGATCATGCTCAGATAAAAAGTGACTTACTGGAATGGATTGGTGGTGAAAACCTCAGGGAACTGGGATTTGACCCGTGGAGCGCGATGCAGTTCAGCCTGGCACTGGCTGAAGAAGGGATACCGCTGGTGGAGGTTCCGCAGACGGTCCGCAATCTGTCAGAGGCCATGAAGGAAACGGAATCACTGGTTTATGCCGGACGTTTCCACCACAGCAATCATCCGGTCATGAACTGGATGATGTCTAACGTTACGGTAAAACCGGACAAAAACGACAATATCTTCCCGAATAAATCCACTCCGGAAGCCAAAATCGACGGCCCTGTTGCGCTTTTTACGGCCATGAGCCGCTTTCTGGTAAATGGCGGGGACGTGAATGACTTTCTGTCCACGCTTGATCCTGATGAGGACCTGTTAATTCTGTGAAACAGCTTATTACTGATATGACCGGGCTGATCGGTTTCGGTCTGCTCACTGCTGGCGTTTATCTGTATGCAGGTCTGCCAGCGTCTCTGATGTTGTCTGGCTGTTTGTTGCTGCTTTATGCACTGGTGGTGTCCATGAGGAGAAAACATGCTTCTTGATGCTCTGTTTCGCAGTGAGCCTCTGGAAAATCCCTCGATTCCGGTAACCGGAGAGGCCGCTGAGACGGATAATATTTTTGCCCGGGAAGTGTATGTCAGTCCGGAAACATCCATGAAGCTGGCTGCTGTCTATGCCTGTATTTATGTTATTTCATCCAGTGTGGCTCAGATGCCCCTGCATGTGATGCGAAAAACGAATGAGCATGTTCAGCCGGCACGCGATCATCCGTTGTTCTGGCTCGTTCATGATGAACCTAATGCCTGGCAGACCAGCTATAAGTGGCGGGAACTGAAGCAGCGTCATGTGCTGGGGTGGGGCAATGGTTATACGTGGGTAAAACGCAATCGTCGTGGCGAGGTTACCAGCCTTGAATGCTGTATGCCATGGGAAACCACGTTACTTAACACCGGTGGGCGTCATACTTACGGGGTGTATAACGAAGAGGGTGCATTTGCGGTAAGTCCGGACGACATGATCCATATCAGGGCGCTGGGAAACAATCAGAAAATGGGACTGAGCCCGATCATGCAGCATGCTGAAACCATTGGTATGGGAATGAGTGGCCAGCAGTATACCAGCGCCTTTTTTAACGGTAATGCCCGTCCTGCCGGTATTATTTCTGTGAAAAATGAACTGAACGAACAGAGCTGGGGCAGGCTTAAAAATATGTGGCAGCGGGCGGTGACAGCGCTTCGCAGCCAGGAAAATAAAACCATGCTGCTGCCTGCGCAACTGGATTACCGCGCTCTGACAGTTTCTCCGGTGGATGCTCAGATCATTGATATGACCAAGCTGAACAGGTCGATGATTGCCGGGATTTTTAATGTCCCGGCGCACATGATTAATGACCTGGAAAAAGCCACATTTTCGAATATTACGCAGCAGGCGATTCAGTTTGTTCGCTACACGATGATGCCCTGGGTTGCGAACTGGGAGCAGGAGCTTAACCGTCGCCTGTTTACCCGTACAGAACGGGCTGCCGGGTATTACGTTCGTTTCAACCTCACGGGGTTGCTCCGTGGGACCCCACAGGAGCGTGCGCAGTTCTATCACTTTGCCATTACAGATGGCTGGATGAGCCGGAATGAAGCCAGGGCATTTGAGGATATGAACCCGGTTGACGGTCTGGATGAAATGCTGGTCAGCGTAAATGCAGCAAATCCGTTGAATAACTTTAAAGATACAAAAGGCAAAGAGGAAAAGAACGATGAATGACCGTGAAACGCGCTGTTACAGCGGGGAGGTGCGGGCGGAACAATATGATAATGCCCCGACCCACATTCTGGGGTATGGCTCGGTATTTAACAGTCGTTCAGAACCTCTGTGGGGATTTCGTGAAATCATCAAGCCGGGGGCTTTTGACGATGTACTGAATGATGATGTACGTGGCTTGTTTAATCATGATCCTAATTTCATTCTCGGACGAAGTTCTGCCGGCACGTTGTCATTGTCGGTGGATGAACGCGGTTTACGTTATGACATTGTTGCACCGGATACTCCGACTATTTGTGACCTGGTGCTGTCTCCAATGTTGCGTGGTGACATTAATCAGTCCTCATTCGCGTTTCGTGTCGCCCGTGATGGAGAGAGCTGGTATGAAGACGACGAGGGGATTGTTATCCGGGAAATCACGCGCATTTCCCGTCTGTATGACGTCAGCCCGGTGACATATCCGGCCTATCAGGACGCAGACTCTGGTGTCCGCTCAATGAAAGCCTGGCAGGAAGCGCGGGCGAGTGGTGCGCTGAAGAAAGCTGTTAATGAACGAATGGCGCGTGAGCGCCTTTTGACCCTTCTGAATGCATAAGGATACTACTGACGATGAAACTTCATGAGATGAAGCAAAAACGAAACACCATTGCAAAGGATATGCGTGCACTGCATGAAAAAATTGGTGATAACGCATGGACTGATGAGCAACGGGCAGAGTGGAACAGGGCGAAAGCTGAGCTAGATGCGCTGGATGAGCAAATCGCCCGTGAAGAAGAGTTGCGCCGTCAGGATCAGGCATATGTGGATGAGTCCGGGCCGGAAGAGCGCCAGAATAATGAGGCGGAGAACGGGAAAAAGGCGGTGGAAGAGAAGCGCGCTGCGGCATTTAACCGTTTTCTGCGTGCCGGATTTGCAGAACTGAATGCTGAAGAGCGTAATCTGATGCGTGAACTGCGAGCTCAGAGTGTAACAACGGATTCTCAGGGCGGATATACGGTGCCCACGCAGATGCGTAACAAAATCATTGACACCATGAAGGCTTATGGCGGGATTGCCAGTGTGGCGCAACTTCTGACCACGTCAACCGGGCAGGATATCACCTGGTCAACGTCTGACGGCACGACTGAAGAGGGCGAACTGCTGGCGGAAAATACAGCCGCAACGGAACAGGATGTGACGTTCGGGACTGCTATTCTGGGGGCTAAAAAGCTGTCATCAAAAATAATTCGTGTGTCCAATGAGCTGCTCCAGGACAGTGGGGTAGATATTGAATCTTATCTGGCAAACCGTATTGCCCAGCGTATTGGTCGTGGAGAGGCAAAATATCTGGTTCAGGGGACCGGAACGGGATCACCGTTACAGCCAAAAGGGCTGGCAGCGTCGGTGACGGGAACTATCCAGACTGCAGCCTCTGCCGCTTTCACCTGGAAAGAAATGAATGCCCTGAAACATGCCATTGATCCGGCATATCGTGGTGGGCCGAAATACCGCTGGGCATTCAATGATGCCACATTGCAGACTATTGAAGAGATGGAGGATGGACAGAAACGCCCGTTATGGCTGCCGGATATTGCAGGCGGTACGCCGGCTACTGTGCTGGGGATCCCTTATGTTATTGATCAGGCTATTGACGGGATTGGTACCGGGAAAAAATTCATTTTCCTGGGGGATTTCAACCGCTTTATCATTCGCCGCGTTACTTATATGGAACTGAAACGTCTGGTTGAGCGTTATGCTGAGTTTGATCAGGTGGCATTTCTGGCTTTCCATCGTTTTGACTGTGTGCTGGAAGATGTGGCAGCCATTAAGGCGCTTACTGGCAAATAACCACACGTTGTTCTGTTACAGACCGCGCCGACGCGGTTTTTTTATGCCCGCATAGTGTTGCGGGCAGGAGTTTCTGATGGCAGCAATAGTTGAAAAACTCAGGGCGCAGTGCCGTATTGATACAGATGATGCAACTGATGATGAGTTACTGATGCTGTATTTCCGGGCGGCCTGCCGCAAGGCAGAAAATTTTATCAACCGTAAGCTTTATGAGGAGACGGTGCCGGAAGGTGATCCTGAAGGGGTGCTTATAGCTGATGATGTTTTGCTGGCGCTCATGTTGCTGGTCGGACACTGGTACGAAAACCGGGAAAATTCCTCAGATGTCAGCAAGGCACCAGTCCCGTTTGGTTTTTCTTCTCTGCTGGAGCCTTATCGTTTTATTCCTTTGTAGGAGGAACCATGCAGGCGGGCAGATTACGTGATCGTGTGGTTATTCTGAATGCCACCACCGTTCGGTCTCCGTCAGGGCACCCTGTGGAAACAATGACGGAGGGGGCAACCATATGGGCAGAAGTTAAGGGGATCAGTGGCAGGGAGAGAATATCCGGAGGCGCAGAAACAGCTCAGGCTACAGTGAGGGTCTGGATGAGATTCCGGCGCGATGTGACAGCGACTTCACGTCTGAAAGTGCTGACCGGTGCATTTAAAGAGGCCATTCTGGGTATAGAAGGTCCACCAATACCGGATGCACGCGCCACCCGGCTTGAAATACTCTGCAGCCTGACGGGGAATGTGTGATGGATTTCAGTCTTGATTTTTCCGGCCTGGCGGATATTGCACGGGATCTGGAGACGCTCAGCAGGGCAGAAAACAATAAGGTTCTGCGCGATGCCACCCGTGCCGGTGCTGAAGTTATGCGGGATGCAGTTGTTGAACGTGCGCCGGAGCGAACCGGGAAACTGAAGAAAAATGTGGTTGTTCTGACTCAGCGATCAAAACGTCGGGGGGAAATTATCTCGGGAGTCCACATTCGTGGACGAAATCTGCGAACCGGAAACAGTGATAACAGCATGAAAGCCAGCGATCCCCGAAATGCGTTTTACTGGCGCTTTGTCGAACTGGGAACGGTAAACATGCCTGCGCATCCATTCATTCGCCCGGCTTTCGATACGACAGAGGAGCTGGCGGCGCAGGTTGCCATACAGCGAATGAATCAGGCTATTGATGAGGTCTTAAGTAAATGAGGGAGGCCACACTGTATTCCCTGCTGTCTCAGCTGGCCGGAGGACAGGTATATCCTTATGTGGTCCCGCTGACGGAGGGAAAGCCTGCGGTATCTCCGCCGTGGCTGGTGTTTTCTGTGGTGTCTGACACGGCGTCTGATGTGCTTGATGGTCAGGCTGAATCCAGAATTACCGTGCAGATCGATGTCTGGGCAACGGTGCCTGATGACGCAGATGATATCCGAGAACAGGCGCTTGATGCAGTAAGGAAACTGGCACCCTCCGTTATTTCTAAAACTCAGGGTTATGATCCTGATTCCCGTCTGAGCAGAGCCACGCTTGAATTTCAGGTAATAGCCTGAGGTCGTTAATGATTTTACACACCCGCCGCTGGCGGGTTTTTTATTTTCAGGAGACGAGTATGTCCTCTAATTTTGAGCGTTCGCAACTGACGAAAATTATGATTTCGTCTGCACCGGTAACAGCAGAAACCCTGGATTCTGCCAGCTATCTTGGCCTGAGCTGTACAATCAAAGAGGTGCAGTTTACCGCAGGACAAAAGCAGGATATTGATGTCACCACGCTGTGTTCTGTTGAGCAGGAAAATATTAACGGCCTTGGTGCCGCGTCAGAGATTTCCATGTCAGGCAACTTTTACCTCAATGCTGCCCAGAACGCGTTGCGCAGTGCCTATGACAATGACACCACGTATGGCTTTAAAGTTATTTTTCCGTCAGGCAATGGATTTACCTTTATGGCAGAGGTGCGTCAGCATACCTGGTCTGCAGGAACCAATGGTGTTGTGGCTGCAACGTTTTCCCTGCGTCTGAAAGGTAAACCTGTGCTGACGACAGAGCCGCTGAAAGTGAAAGTCGATTTAAACAGCACGCTGCAGGTTTCTGCCGGAGCGAAACTCGAAATGGTGGTTGAGGCTGCGGGTGGTGTGCCGCCTTATTCTTATGCCTGGAAAAAAGGTGGTTCTCCTGTTTCCGGACAGACGGCGGCAACGTTCAGTAAGGCATCGGCAGTATCCGGTGATGCTGGTGCGTATACCTGCGAGATTTCTGATTCAGCAAGCCCGGTTAACAAAGTGACCTCCACTTCCTGCACTGTTACCGTCAGTTAATGAGGATGGGTGTGATGACTAAAAATATCCGTAATCTGGCACTGGCAACGATGTCGGGGTTTCGCCATAAAACCGTTGATGTGCCTGAATGGGAGGGAGCAACGGTTGTGTTACGGGAACCTTCTGCAGAAGCCTGGTTGCGCTGGCAGGAGATCGTTAAAGCAAAAGATGATGAGACACCGTTATCCGTTGCGGAGCGCGCCCGCCGAAATCTGGAAGCGGATGTTGAACTGTTCATCGATGTTCTGTGTGATACCGGACTGCAACCTGTATTTTCAGAGGATGATCGTGAACAGGTGATTGCCGTGTATGGCCCGGTGCATGCGCGGCTTCTTCGGCAGTCTCTGGAACTGATCAGTGATGCCGGCGAGGTTAAAAAAAAGTAGCGCTTCCGGGGATGCGTTTTCTGATGATGCTGGCGCTCAGGATGGGGCGCACATTGTCAGAGTTACGCCGGGAAATGTCAGCATCAGAAATCATGATGTGGGCAGAATTTGACAGGTTCAGCCCGCTGGGTGACGAGCGGGCTGATATCCGGGCTGCCCAGATTGTTTCAGTTGTTTACGGTGCGCAGGGGGTCAAAGTGCCACTGAATGATGCGCTTCTTCAGTGGGAGAAGGAGCAGACAGAAGGCGTATCAGATCCATTTGCCGGACTGGAAAACGCGCTTTTAATAGTGTCTCAGTGAGTCAACATAACCGCTTCGGCGGTTTTTTTTCGTCCGGAGAATGAGTGTGGCGACATTACGTGAACTGATTATTAAAATCTCGGCAAATTCCCGGTCATTCCAGTCAGAGATCTCCCGGGCTTCGCGTATGGGGCAGGATTACTACCGTACCATGCAGAACGGAGGCCGGCAGTCCGCTGCTGCATCCCGTGAAATGCGGCGTGCACTGGCAGAAGTGACGGATCAGATAAATACAGCTAAATCTTCGGCACTGAATATGGCGGGGGCATTTGCCGGGGCTTTTGCTACCGGTCATCTTATTTCTCTCGCCGATGAGTGGAATTCAGTAAATGCCCGTCTGAAGCAGGCCTCACAGTCCAGTGATGATTTTCAGGCATCACAGCGTGAATTAATGGCGATTAGCCAGAGAACGGGGACGGCGTTTTCTGATAACGCCAGCCTTTTTGCCCGTTCTGCAGCTTCCATGCGGGAGTATGGTTACAGTTCTGAGGAGGTACTGAAAGTCACCGAGGCGATCTCCACGGGCCTGAAATTATCCGGTGCCAGTACAGCAGAAGCCAGTTCGGTGATCACGCAGTTCAGTCAGGCACTGGCGCAGGGAGTGCTGCGCGGTGAAGAGTTTAACTCGGTGAATGAGAACGGCGATCGTGTTATTCGTGCGCTGGCTGCGGGAATGGGGGTTGCCCGTAAGGATCTGAAGGCCATGGCGGATAACGGAAAACTGACCGCCGATAAGGTTGTTCCTGCACTGATTAGTCAGCTTGGGGCATTACGTGATGAATATGCGGCAATGCCTGATACGGTTTCATCCTCTGCAACCAAAGTTGAAAACGCCTTTATGGCCTGGGTTGGTGGTGCGAACGAGGCAAGCGGAGTGACGAAGACGCTCTCCGGTATGCTGAATGGTATTGCAGGCAATATTGACACTGTGGCAACCGCTGCCGGTGCTCTGGTTGCCGTCGGGGTAGCCCGATATTTTGGCAATATGGCGTCTTCTGCTGGATCTGCAACTGCCGGATTAATTACTGCAGCCAGAAACGAAGTGGCTCTTGCGGAAGCGCAGCTCCGGGGGACACAGATAGCAACAGCCAGGGCGCGTGCGGCGGTTTATTGTGCGCAACAGGCGGTTGTTGCTGCTCGCGGTACCGAAAGGCAGGCAGCCGCAGAAGCGAAACTGGCTGCTGCCCAGGCCTCACTTACCCGTAATATTGCGGCCAGAACAGCAGCACAGACAACGCTGAATACTGTCACGTCAGTGGGAAGTCGTCTGTTAAGTGGAGCACTGGGACTGGTTGGTGGGGTGCCGGGGCTTGTCATGCTGGGGGCCGCGGCCTGGTACACGATGTATCAGAATCAGGAGCAGGCCAGAGAATCTGCACGCCAGTATGCCGCAACAATCGACGAAATTCGCCAGAAAACGTCGGCAATGTCGCTTCCTGAAGCGTCAGATAATGAGGAAAAGACGCGGCAGGCACTGGAGGAACAAAATCGCCTGATTAGCGAACAGGAAGGAAAAATTCGCGGACTGAAAAATCAAATTGCTGATTATCAACGTTGGCTTGATGAAAGTTCGCAGAGTGGTTCGGGTGCTGAAATCATCCTTAAAGGGCTTGCCGAAGCAACAAATCAACTGGCAGTTGAACAATCCCGTCTCACTCAAATGCAGGGCAAAGCGCAATCCATTCAGGATGTGCTTGCCGGGCTGGAGGAGCGACGGGTGGCGTTGATCCGTCAACAGGCGGCGGAACAAAACAAAGCGTATCAGTCCCTGTTGATCATGAATGGGCAGCATACCGAGTTTAATCGCCTTCTTGGGCTTGGTAATGAATTACTTCAGCAGCGACAGGGGCTGGTGAATGTACCGTTACGGCTACCACAGGCAACCCTGGATGATAAACAGCAGACCGCACTGAATAACAGCAAGCGCGAACTGGCTCTGTCCCGCCTTAAGGGGGAAGCGCGTGAGCGTGCCCGACTGGGCTATGCTGCGGATGATCTCGGCTTTGTGGGAGAGGCGTATCAGACAGCCAGACAGAATTATATCAATAACTCACTGGATGCCTGGCGAAATAACCAGGCAAATAAACCCAAAGCGCATAAAAAGACCGAAGCGGAAAAAACAGAAGATATTTATAAACGGCTGATTAAACAGCAAAAAGAACAGATAGCACTGGCAGGGCAGAATACTGAACTGGCTAAGATGAAATATCAGGTCAGTCAGGGCGAATTATCAACCCTGTCAGAAGCGCAGAAAAAAACGCTTTTGCAGAATGCAGCACTCATCGACCAGAAAAAGATTCGTGAGCAGCTTGCTGCGTATGAGAGCAGTCTGGCGGACAGTAATGCCAGTGCCCGGGCATCTGACGACGCGCAGTTGCTGGGATATGGTGAAGGCTCACGGATGCGTGAACGACTCCAGGAAATGTGGAGTATCCGGCAGACGTTTGAGCAGAAAAATAACGAGCTGCTGAGACAGTATCAGGCCGGAGAAATTGAAGAAGCCCTGTGGAAACAGGAGAAAGAACTGAATAAAAAATATCTGGAAGAGCGTCTCAGCGATCAGCAGGATTATTATGCAAAGGCCGATGCTTTACGTAATAACTGGAATGCCGGACTCCAGGAGGGACTGACCAACTGGGCAGACAGTGCCACCGATTATGCTTCACAGGCGGCAGATGCTGTCGTTTCCACGATGGACGGGCTGGTATCAAATATTTCCGATGCACTGGCCGGGAATGTTGTGGACTGGCGAAACTGGGGGAGTTCAATTCTCCAGGAAGTTTCAAAAATTCTGATGAACGCTGCCATCGTTAACGGGCTGAAGTCACTTTCCAAAAGCATGTCCGGTGCCGGAGGATGGCTTGGTACGGTCGGCGACTGGCTTTCCGGTGCAGTGGCAAACGCAAAAGGTGGTGTTTATACATCGGCAAATCTGAGTGCTTACAGTAACACCATTGTGGATACCCCGACGTATTTTGCTTTTGCGAAAGGTGCCGGGCTGATGGGCGAGGCCGGGCCTGAAGCTATCATGCCACTGACCCGGGCAGCGGACGGCTCTCTTGGTGTCAGATCCATTGGCAATGTGAATGGTGGCGGGGGATTTGTTTATTCTCCCGTGTATCACATCAGTATTCAGAATAAAGGGAGCAATGGCGAGATAGATACGCAGTCAGCCAGGGGCTGGTGGATCTGAACGACAGCAGGGTTGTGTCAATTATGCAGTCATCACGTCGGGACGGAGGATTATACAGTGCCTGAGCCTGAAGTTTTTAACTGGATCCCCCGCGAGGGGATGGAGACGACACGAAAGCCATCTGTTATTACGGTAAAGTTCGGTGACGGATATGAACAGTGAGGTAGCCTGAGTTTAACGGACACTCCTTCCTGAAATAGAATGGCATCAGAAGGAGCTAATAATGAGCAGAAAAACCCAACGTTACTCTAAAGAGTTCAAAGCCGAAGCTGTCAGAACGGTTCTTGAAAATCAACTTTCGATCAGTGAAGGCGCTTCCCGATTATCCCTTCCTGAAGGCACTTTAGGACAATGGGTTACCGCCGCCAGAAAAGGGCTCGGTACTCCTGGCTCCCGCACGGTGGCTGAACTGGAATCTGAAATTCTGCAACTGCGTAAGGCGTTAAATGAAGCTCGCCTTGAGCGAGATATATTAAAAAAAGCAACTGTAGATTCAATTGGTCAACGCAACAGTTATGTGAAAACATGGGGTTGCGGAGGTTTTTTGAATGAGACGAACATTTACAGCAGAGGAAAAAGCCTCTGTTTTTGAACTATGGAAGAACGGAACAGGCTTCAGTGAAATAGCGAATATCCTGGGTTCAAAACCCGGAACGATCTTCACTATGTTAAGGGATACTGGCGGCATAAAACCCCATGAGCGTAAGCGGGCTGTAGCTCACCTGACACTGTCTGAGCGCGAGGAGATACGAGCTGGTTTGTCAGCCAAAATGAGCATTCGTGCGATAGCTACTGCGCTGAATCGCAGTCCTTCGACGATCTCACGTGAAGTTCAGCGTAATCGGGGCAGACGCTATTACAAAGCTGTTGATGCTAATAACCGAGCCAACAGAATGGCGAAAAGGCCAAAACCGTGCTTACTGGATCAAAATTTACCATTGCGAAAGCTTGTTCTGGAAAAGCTGGAGATGAAATGGTCTCCAGAGCAAATATCAGGATGGTTAAGGCGAACAAAACCACGTCAAAAAACGCTGCGAATATCACCTGAGACAATTTATAAAACGCTGTACTTTCGTAGCCGTGAAGCGCTACACCACCTGAATATACAGCATCTGCGACGGTCGCATAGCCTTCGCCATGGCAGGCGTCATACCCGCAAAGGCGAAAGAGGTACGATTAACATAGTGAACGGAACACCAATTCACGAACGTTCCCGAAATATCGATAACAGACGCTCTCTGGGGCATTGGGAGGGCGATTTAGTCTCAGGTACAAAAAACTCTCATATAGCCACACTTGTAGACCGAAAATCACGTTATACGATCATCCTTAGACTCAGGGGCAAAGATTCTGTCTCAGTAAATCAGGCTCTTACCGACAAATTCCTGAGTTTACCGTCAGAACTCAGAAAATCACTGACATGGGACAGAGGAATGGAACTGGCCAGACATCTAGAATTTACTGTCAGCACCGGCGTTAAAGTTTACTTCTGCGATCCTCAGAGTCCTTGGCAGCGGGGAACAAATGAGAACACAAATGGGCTAATTCGGCAGTACTTTCCTAAAAAGACATGTCTTGCCCAATATACTCAACATGAACTAGATCTGGTTGCTGCTCAGCTAAACAACAGACCGAGAAAGACACTGAAGTTCAAAACACCGAAAGAGATAATTGAAAGGGGTGTTGCATTGACAGATTGAATCTACAACAGCGTATTTTGCACAGGAGTCGCTGAAAAATACGCGTTAATCGAACAATGGCGACAACAATTTCCCATTGAAGCGATGTGTCAGGTATTTGGTGTATCCAGGAGCGGTTATTACAACCGGGTACAGCATGAACCCTCAGACAGAAAACAAAGTGATGAGCGGCTAAAACTGGAGATTAAGGTGGCACATATCCGCACTCGCGAAACATATGGAACCCGGCGGCTCCAGACGGAGCTGGCAGAGAATGGCATCATCGTTGGTCGTGACCGACTGGCACGTCTTCGTAAGGAGCTAAGGCTACGCTGTAAGCAGAAACGCAAGTTCAGAGCGACTACGAACCCGAACCACAATCTGCCAGTTGCGCCAAATCTGTTGAACCAGACGTTCGCTCCTACAGCACCAAATCAGGTCTGGGTGGCGGACCTGACGTATGTTGCCACACAGGAGGGATGGTTGTACCTCGCTGGCATCAAAGATGTTTATACGTGCGAAATTGTCGGCTACGCCATGGGAGAGCGCATGACAAAAGAGCTGACAGGTAAAGCCCTGTTTATGGCGCTCAGGAGCCAGCGCCCACCTGCCGGGCTAATCCACCACTCTGATCGAGGTTCACAGTACTGCGCATACGATTACCGGGTCATACAGGAGCAGTCTGGTCTGAAAACATCAATGTCGCGTAAAGGTAACTGTTACGACAACGCTCCGATGGAAAGCTTCTGGGGAACGCTGAAAAATGAGAGCCTGAGCCACTATCGTTTTAATAACCGGGATGAAGCCATCTCAGTAATACGGGAATACATTGAGATTTTCTACAATCGTCAGCGTCGTCACTCTCGTCTGGGGAATATCTCCCCGGCAGCCTTCAGGGAGAAATATCATCAGATGGCTGCTTAAAAAAAGAACAAATGGTAGTGTCCGCTATTGCCAGTACACCTCACAGCGACGGGCTGGTGGTCTGAATGCGGATCTGAAAACGTTTAAACCGGTGTTTCGTGTCACAGATGAATATTCCCGTGCTGCGCTGGACAGTTTTTTATCCCGTCATGCCGGGATACGTGCTTTTTTGTGGCGTCCGCCAAAACACAACAGAATCGTCCGGGTTGTCTGCAGGGAGTGGAGTATTTCGGATAATGCCATGTATACCGATTTTAACTGTACCTTTGAAGAGGTCACTCACTGATGCAGGATATACAGCAGGAAACACTGAATGAGTGTACAAAAGCGGAGCAATCCGCGCTGGTCGTGCTCTGGGAAGTCGATCTGACAGAAGTCGGCGGAGAGCGTTATTTTTTCTGTAATGAGCAGAACGAAAAAGGTGAGCCGGTCACCTGGCAGGGGCGACAGTATCAGGCGTACCCCATCCAGGGGAGCGGATTTGAGATGAACGGTAAAGGAGCCAGCGCCAGGCCAACTCTGAAAGTCTCTAATCTGCACGGCATGGTCACCGGGATGGTGGAAGATTTGCAGAGTCTGGTCGGCGGAATGGTGGTCAGGCGTAAGGTTTACGCCCGTTTTCTGGATGCGGTGAACTTCGTCAACGGAAACAGCGACGCCGATCCGGAGCAGGAGGTGATCAGCCGCTGGCGCATCGAGCAGTGCAGCGAACTGAGCGCGGTCAGTGCCTCCTTTGTGTTCTCCACGCCGACGGAAACGGACGGCGCTGTTTTTCCGGGACGTATCATGCTGGCCAACACCTGCACCTGGACCTATCGCGGCGATGAGTGCGGTTATAGTGGTCCGGCGGTCGCGGATGAATATGACCAGCCGACGTCCGATATCACGAAGGATAAATGCAGCAAATGCCTGAGCGGTTGTAAGTTCCGCAATAACGTCGGCAACTTTGGCGGCTTCCTTTCCATTAACAAACTTTCGCAGTAAATCCCATGACAGAAACAGAATCAGCGATTCTGGCGCACGCCCGGCGATGTGCGCCAGCGGAGTCGTGCGGCTTCGTGGTGAGAACGCCGGAGGGAGAAAAATATTTTCCCTGCGTGAATATCTCCGGTGAGCCGGAGGAGTATTTCCGGATGTCGCCGGAGGACTGGCTGCGGGCAGAAATGCAGGGTGAGATTGTGGCGCTGGTCCACAGTCATCCCGGTGGTCTGCCCTGGCTGAGTGAGGCTGACCGGCGGCTGCAGGTGCAGAGTGATTTGCCGTGGTGGCTGGTCTGCCGGGGGCGATTCATAAGTTCCGCTGTGTGCCGCATCTCACCGGGCGGCGCTTTGAGCACGGGGTGACGGACTGTTACACACTGTTCCGGGATGCTTACCATCTGGCGGGGATTGAGATGCCGGATTTTCATCGCGGGGATGACTGGTGGCGTAACGGCCAGAATCTCTATCTGGATAATCTGGAGGCCACAGGTCTGCATCAGGTGCCGTTGTCATCAGCACAACCGGGCGATGTGCTGCTGTGCTGTTTTGGTTCATCGGTGCCGAATCATGCCGCCATTTACTGTGGTGACGGCGAGCTGCTGCACCATATTCCTGAACAACTGAGCAAACGAGAGAGGTACACCGACAAATGGCAGCGACGCACACACTCCCTCTGGCGTCACCGGGCATGGCATGCATCTGCCTTTACGGGGATTTACAACGATTTGGCCGCCGCATCGACCTTCGTGTAAAAACGGGGGCTGAAGCCATCCGGGCGCTGTCCACACAGGTCCCGGCATTTCGTCAGAAACTGAGTGACGGCTGGTATCAGGTACGGATTGCCGGGCGTGATGCAGGTGAAACCGAATTGTCTGCCCGTCTTAATGAGCCGCTGGCAAATGGTGCCGTGATCCACATCGTGCCGCGTCTGGCGGGAGCTAAAAGCGGCGGTGTGCTTCAGGTGGTGCTGGGGGCGGCGCTGATTGCGGTGGCATGGTGGAACCCTGTGGGCTGGCTGGGTGCCGCGGCTGTATCGGGCATGTATGCGGCAGGGGCCAGTATGATCCTGGGCGGAGTGGCGCAGATGCTGGCACCGAAAGCCAGGACGCCCACGGCAGCAAGTACAGATAACGGCAAACAGAACACCTGTTTCTCCTCACTGGATAACATGGTTGCCCAGGGCAATGTTCTGCCTGTTCTGTACGGTGAAATGCGCGTGGGGTCACGCGTGGTTTCTCAGGAGATCAGCACGGCAGATGAAGGGGATGGTGGTCAGGTTGTGGTGATTGGTCGCTGATGCAAAATGTTTTATGTGAAACCGCCTGCGGGCGGTTTTGTCGTTTATGGAGCGTGAGGAATGGGTAAAGGCAGCAGTAAGGGGCATACCCCGCGCGAAGCGAAGGACAACCTGAAATCCACGCAGTTGCTGAGTGTGATTGATGCCATCAGCGAAGGGCCGGTTGAAGGTCCGGTGGATGGATTAAAAAGCGTGCTGCTGAACGGTACGCCGGTGCTGGACAGCGAGGGGAAGACAAACTTTTCCGGTGTTACGGTGGTGTTCCGTGCAGGTGAGCAGGAGCAGACACCGCCGGAGGGTTTTGAATCCTCCGGCTCCGAGACGGTGCTGGGTACGGAAGTGAAATATGACACGCCGATCACCCGGACCATCACGTCGGCAAACATCGACCGTCTGCGCCTGACCTTCGGTGTGCAGGCACTGGTGGAAACCACCTCAAAGGGTGACCGGAATCCGTCGGAAGTCCGCCTGCTGGTTCAGATACAGCGTAACGATGGCTGGGTGACGGAAAAAGACATCACCATTAAGGGCAAAACCACTTCGCAGTATCTGGCCTCGGTGGTGGTGGGTAACCTGCCGCCGCGCCCGTTTAATATCCGGATGCGCAGGATGACACCGGACAGCACCACAGACCAGTTGCAGAACAAAACGCTCTGGTCGTCGTACACCGAAATCATCGATGTGAAACAGTGCTACCCGAACACGGCGCTGGTCGGCGTGCAGGTGGATTCAGAGCAGTTCGGTAACCAGCAGGTGAGTCGCAATTATCATCTTCGCGGGCGCATTCTGCAGGTGCCGTCGAACTATAACCCGCAGACGCGGCAATACAGCGGTATCTGGGACGGAACGCTTAAGCCAGCATACAGCAACAACATGGCCTGGTGTCTGTGGGACATGCTCACTCATCCGCGCTACGGCATGGGGAAACGTCTTGGTGCGGCGGATGTGGATAAATGGGCGCTGTATGTCATCGGCCAGAATTGCGACCAGTCGGTGCCGGACGGCTTTGGCGGCACGGAGCCGCGCATCGCCTGTAATGCGTACCTGACCACACAGCGCAAGGCTTGGGATGTGCTCAGTGATTTCTGCTCGGCGATGCGCTGTATGCCGGTATGGAACGGGCAGACGCTGACGTTCGTGCAGGACCGACCATCGGATAAGGTGTGGACCTATAACCGCAGTAATGTGGTGATGCCGGATGATGGCGCGCCGTTCCGCTACAGCTTCAGCGCCCTGAAGGACCGCCATAATGCCGTTGAGGTGAACTGGATTGACCCGGATAACGGCTGGGAGACGGCGACAGAGCTTGTGGAGGACACGCAGGCCATTGCCCGTTACGGTCGTAACGTCACGAAGATGGATGCCTTTGGCTGTACCAGTCGGGGGCAGGCACACCGCGCCGGGCTGTGGCTGATTAAAACAGAACTGCTGGAAACGCAGACCGTGGACTTCAGCGTGGGTGCCGAAGGGCTTCGCCATGTACCGGGCGATGTCATTGAAATCTGTGATGATGACTATGCGGGGATCAGCACCGGTGGGCGTGTGCTGGCGGTGAACAGCCAGACCCGGACGCTGACGCTCGACCGTGAAATCACGCTGCCATCCTCCGGCACCACGCTGATAAGCCTGGTTGACGGAAGTGGCAATCCGGTCAGCGTGGAGGTTCAGTCCGTCACCGACGGCGTGAAGGTGAAAGTGAGCCGTGTTCCTGACGGCGTTGCAGAATACAGCGTGTGGGGGCTGAAGCTGCCGATGCTGCGCCAGCGCCTGTTCCGCTGCGTGAGTATCCGTGAGAACGACGACGGCACGTATGCCATCACTGCCGTGCAGCATGTGCCGGAAAAAGGGGCCATCGTGGATAACGGGGCGCACTTTGACGGTGACCAGAGCGGCACGGTGAATGGTGTCACGCCGCCAGCAGTGCAGCACCTGACCGCCGAAGTCACCGCAGACAGCGGGGAATATCAGGTGCTGGCGCGCTGGGACACGCCGAAGGTGGTGAAGGGCGTGAGCTTCCTGCTCCGTCTGACCGTAACAGCGGATGACGGCAGTGAGCGGCTGGTCAGCACGGCCCGGACGACGGAAACCACATACCGCTTCAGGCAACTGGCGCTGGGGAACTACAGACTGACAGTCCGGGCGGTAAATGCGTGGGGGCAGCAGGGCGATCCGGCGTCGGTATCGTTCCGGATTGCCGCACCGGCAGCACCGTCGAGGATTGAGCTGACGCCGGGCTATTTTCAGATAACCGCCACGCCGCATCTTGCCGTTTATGACCCGACGGTACAGTTTGAGTTCTGGTTCTCGGAAAAGCGGATTACCGATATCAGGCAGGTTGAAACCACAGCCCGCTATCTTGGTACGGCGCTGTACTGGATAGCCGCCAGTATCAATATCAAACCGGGCCATGATTATTACTTTTATACCGCAGTGTGAACACCGTTGGCAAATCGGCATTCGTGGAGGCCGTCGGTCGGGCGAGCGATGATGTGGAAGGTTACCTGGATTTTTTCAAAGGCAAGATAACCGAATCCCATCTCGGCAAGGAGCTGCTGGAAAAAGTCGAGCTGACGGAGGATAACGCCAGCAGACTGGAGGAGTTTTCGAAAGAGTGGAAGGACGCCAACGATAAGTGGAATGCCATGTGGGCTGTCAAAATTGAGCAGACCAAAGACGGCAAACATTATGTCGCGGGTATTGGCCTCAGCATGGAGGACACGGAGGAAGGCAAACTGAGTCAGTTTCTGGTTGCCGCTAACCGTATCGCATTTATTGACCCGGCAAACGGGAATGAAACGCCGATGTTTGTGGCGCAGGGCAATCAGATATTCATGAACGACGTGTTCCTGAAGCGCCTGACGGCCCCCACCATTACCAGTGGTGGCAGTCCTCCGGTATTTTCCCTGACATCAGACGGAAAGCTGACCGCTAAAAATGCGGATATCAGTGGCAGTGTGAATGCGAACGCCGGGACGCTCAACAATGTCACGGTAAATGAAAACTGTACGATTAAGGGCATGCTGGAGGCGACTCAGGTCAGAGGTGACTTCGTTAAAGCTGTATCCAAATCATTTCCGAAACAGGCTGGTACGTGGGGTAACACGGAAACACCAAACGGGACGGTTACAGTCACCATCAGCGATGATCATAACTTTGACCGTCAAATCATTATTCCGCCCATTATCTTTAACGGAATAGCGTATAGCGATCCGGGAAGTGGTAATAACCCGGGAGGTACAAGATACACGGGTTATGGTTTTGAAGTTCGCAAAAACGGTGTATTAATCGCATCCAGAGAAACTAAAGGGGCCATTCCCGGTAGCTACAGTGCGGTTATTGATATGCCTAGTGGCAGGGGAAGCGTCACTCTGGAGTTTAAGGTTTTCCATAAAGGCAATCAGTGGGCAGGTAATATCACCGACTGTACGGTGATTGTGACCAAAAAAGCCGCTTCCGGCATCAGTATTCGTTGAAATTGTTATAACACATATAAGGGCACCAGAAATGGTGTAATGCCGTTCAGTTAAGGATCAGTTGACCGATCCAGTGGCTGTGTAAGAATCCGGAAACGCTCACTTGTTTCCGGATTTTTTTATGCACATTGGACAGGCTCTTGATCTGGTATCCCGTTACGATTCTCTGCGTAACCCACTGACTTCTCTGGGGATTACCTCGACCCCGAACTCATCTCTCGTTGCCTTGCCGAATCAGGTACTGTAACGCTACGCAAGCGCCGTCTTCCCCTCGAAATGATGGTCTGGTGTATTGTTGGCATGGCGCTTGAGCGTAAAGAACCTCTTCACCAGATTGTGAATCGCCTGGACATCATGCTGCCGGGCAATCGCCCCTTCGTTGCCCCCAGTGCCGTTATTCAGGCCCGCCAGCGCCTGGGAAGTGAGGCTGTCCGCCGCGTGTTCACGAAAACAGCGCAGCTCTGGCATAACGCCACGCCGCATCCGCACTGGTGCGGCCTGACCCTGCTGGCCATCGATGGTGTGTTCTGGCGCACACCGGATACACCAGAGAACGATGCAGCCTTCCCCCGCCAGACACATGCCGGGAACCCGGCGCTCTACCCGCAGGTCAAAATGGTCTGCCAGATGGAACTGACCAGCCATCTGCTGACGGCTGCAGCCTTCGGCACGATGAAGAACAGCGAAAATGAGCTTGCTGAGCAACTTATAGAACAAACCGGCGATAACACTCTGACGTTAATGGATAAAGGTTATTACTCACTGGGACTGTTAAATGCCTGGAGCCTGGCGGGAGAACACCGCCACTGGATGATACCTCTCAGAAAGGGAGCGCAATATGAAGAGCTCAGAAAACTGGGTAAAGGCGATCATCTGGTGAAGCTGAAAACCAGCCCGCAGGCACGAAAAAAGTGGCCGGGACTGGGAAATGAAGTGACAGCCCGCCTGCTGACCGTGACGCGCAAAGGAAAAGTCTGCCATCTGCTGACGTCGATGACGGACGCCATGCGCTTCCCCGGAGGAGAAATGGCGGATCTGTACAGTCATCGCTGGGAAATCGAACTGGGATACAGGGAGATAAAACAGACGATGCAACTGAGCAGGCTGACGCTGAGAAGTAAAAAGCCGGAGCTTGTGGAGCAAGAGCTGTGGGGTGTCTTACTGGCTTATAATCTGGTGAGATATCAGATGATTAAAATGGCGGAACATCTGAAAGGTTACTGGCCGAATCAACTGAGTTTCTCAGAATCATGCGGAATGGTGATGAGAATGCTGATGACATTGCAGGGCGCTTCACCGGGACGTATACCGGAGCTGATGCGCGATCTTGCAAGTATGGGACAACTTGTGAAATTACCGACGAGAAGGGGAAGGGCCTTCCCGAGAGTGGTAAAGGAGAGGCCCTGGAAATACCCCACAGCCCCGAAAAAGAGCCAGTCAGTTGCTTAACTGACTGGCATTACACCAGAAATGGTGCCTTTTTTATTGCAGAAAAGCGAGAGGTAATTATGCGTAAACTTTATGCCGCCATTTTGTCCGCAGCCATTTGTCTGGCCGTATCCGGTGCGCCTGCATGGGCGTCTGAACATCAGTCCACGCTGAGCTCGGGGTATCTTCATGCCCGGACCAACGTTCCCGGCAGTGATGATCTGAACGGGATTAACGTGAAATACCGTTATGAGTTTACGGACACACTGGGGATGGTGACGTCTTTCAGCTATGCAGGAGACAAGAATCGCCAGTTGACCCATTACAGCGATACCCGCTGGCATGAAGATTCCGTTCGTAACCGCTGGTTCAGCGTAATGGCGGGGCCGTCTGTGCGCGTGAATGAATGGTTCAGCGCGTATGCGATGGCGGGTGTGGCTTACAGCCGTGTGTCGACTTTCTCCGGGGATTATCTCCGCGTAACTGACAACAAGGGGAAAACGCACGACGTGCTGACCGGAAGTGATGACGGTCGCCACAGCAACACGTCTCTGGCGTGGGGAGCTGGCGTGCAGTTTAACCCGACCGAATCCGTGGCCATTGATATTGCTTATGAAGGCTCCGGCAGTGGCGACTGGCGTACTGACGGTTTCATCGTGGGTGTCGGTTATAAGTTCTGATTAGCCAGGTAACACAGTGTTATGACAGCCCGCCGGTTCAGGCGGGCTTATTTGTGGGGTGAATATGGCAGTAAAGATTTCAGGTGTACTGAAAGACGGCACAGGAAAACCGGTACAGAACTGCACAATCCAGCTGAAAGCAAAACGTAACAGCACCACGGTGGTGGTGAACACGCTGGCCTCAGAAAATCCGGATGAAGCCGGGCGTTACAGCATGGACGTTGAGTACGGTCAGTACAGCGTTATTCTGTTGGTGGAAGGATTCCCGCCGTCACATGCCGGGACCATCACCGTGTATGAAGATTCCCGACCCGGTACGCTGAATGATTTTCTCGGTGCCATGACGGAGGATGATGCCCGTCCGGAGGCTCTGCGCCGTTTTGAACTGATGGTGGAAGAGGTGGCGCGTAACGCGTCCGCGGTGGCACAGAACACGGCAGCCGCGGAGAAGTCAGCCGGCAATGCCGGCACATCTGCCCGTGAGGCGGCAATCCATGCGACTGATGCTGCAGGCTCAGCACGCGCAGCCAGCACGTCAGCCGGACAGGCCGCTTCGTCGGCTCAGTCAGCGTCTTCCAGCGCAGGAACGGCATCAACAAAGGCCACTGAAGCGGAAAAAAGTGCTGCCGCTGCAGAGTCCTCAAAAAGTGCGGCGGCCACCAGTGCCGGTGCGGCGAAAACGTCAGAAACGAATGCCGCAGCGTCACTAGACTGGCCCCCTGAATCTCCAGACAACCAGTATCACTTAAATAAGTGATAGTCTTAATACTAGTTTTTAGACTAGTCATTGGAGTACAGATGATTGATGTCTTAGGGCCGGAGAAACGCAGACGGCGTACCACACAGGAAAAGATCGCAATTGTTCAGCAGAGCTTTGAACCGGGGATGACGGTCTCCCTCGTTGCCCGGCAACATGGTGTAGCAGCCAGCCAGTTATTTCTCTGGCGTAAGCAATACCAGGAAGGAAGTCTTACTGCTGTGGCCGCCGGAGAACAGGTTGTTCCTGCCTCTGAACTTGCTGCCGCCATGAAGCAGATTAAAGAACTCCAGCGCCTGCTCGGCAAGAAAACGATGGAAAATGAACTCCTCAAAGAAGCCGTTGAATATGGACGGGCAAAAAAGTGGATAGCGCACGCGCCCTTATTGCCCGGGGATGGGGAGTAAGCTTAGTCAGCCGTTGTCTCCGGGTGTCGCGTGCGCAGTTGCACGTCATTCTCAGACGAACCGATGACTGGATGGATGGCCGCCGCAGTCGTCACACTGATGATACGGATGTGCTTCTCCGTATACACCATGTTATCGGAGAGCTGCCCACGTATGGTTATCGTCGGGTATGGGCGCTGCTTCGCAGACAGGCAGAACTTGATGGTATGCCTGCGAACAATGCCAAACGTGTTTACCGGATCATGCGCCAGAATGCGCTGTTGCTTGAGCGAAAACCTGCTGTACCGCCATCGAAACGGGCACATACAGGCAGAGTGGCCGTGAAAGAAAGCAATCAGCGATGGTGCTCTGACGGGTTCGAGTTCTGCTGTGATAACGGAGAGAGACTGCGTGTCACGTTCGCGCTGGACTGCTGTGATCGTGAGGCACTGCACTGGGCGGTGACTACCGGCGGCTTCAACAGTGAAACAGTACAGGACGTCATGCTGGGAGCGGTGGAACGCCGCTTCGGCAACGATCTTCCGTCGTCTCCAGTGGAGTGGCTGACGGATAATGGTTCATGCTACCGGGCTAATGAAACACGCCAGTTCGCCCGGATGTTGGGACTTGAACCGAAGAACACGGCGGTGCGGAGTCCGGAGAGTAACGGAATAGCAGAGAGCTTCGTGAAAACGATAAAGCGTGACTACATCAGTATCATGCCCAAACCAGACGGGTTAACGGCAGCAAAGAACCTTGCAGAGGCGTTCGAGCATTATAACGAATGGCATCCGCATAGTGCGCTGGGTTATCGCTCGCCACGGGAATATCTGCGGCAGCGGGCTTGTAATGGGTTAAGTGATAACAGATGTCTGGAAATATAGGGGCAAATCCAGTCACAACAATCAGCAGCCACTTCTGCATCCACCGCGACTACGAAAGCGTCAGAAGCTGCCACCTCAGCCCGGGATGCGGCGGCCTCAAAAGAGGCAGCGAAATCATCAGAAACGAACGCATCCTCGAGCGCCAGTAGCGCAGCTTCCTCGGCAACGGCGGCAGGAAATTCCGCGAAGGCGGCAAAAACGTCCGAGACGAACGCTAAGTCTTCTGAGACGGCAGCGGGACAGAGCGCCTCAGCTGCGGCAGGCTCAAAAACAGCGGCTGCGTCGTCTGCCAGTGCCGCGTCAACAAGTGCCGGGCAGGCCTCAGCCAGTGCCACCGCCGCCGGAAAATCGGCAGAAAGCGCCGCATCATCCGCTTCAACAGCCACAACAAAGGCTGGCGAAGCCACTGAGCAGGCCACGGCAGCAGCGAGGTCAGCTTCCGCAGCGAAGACATCCGAAACGAACGCGAAAGCGTCGGAAACCCGTGCAGAATCCTCAAAAACGGCAGCGGCATCGTCCGCCAGTTCGGCGGCATCGTCCGCCAGTTCGGCGGCGTCATCGGCATCATCGGCGTCTGCTTCAAAAGATGAGGCGACCAGACAGGCGTCAGCAGCGAAGGGTAGCGCCACGACGGCATCCACGAAGGCGACAGAGGCAGCTGGTAGTGCGACGGCAGCAGCTCAGAGCAAAAGTACGGCGGAATCTGCAGCAACGCGCGCTGAGACAGCGGCAAAACGGGCAGAGGATATTGCATCCGCCGTGGCGCTTGAGGATGCGAGCACGACGAAAAAGGGGATAGTACAGCTCAGCAGTGCGACTAACAGCACTTCCGAGTCACAGGCGGCAACGCCAAAAGCCGTTAAGGCCGCGTATGACCTGGCTAACGGGAAATACACCGCACAGGACGCTACGACAGCACAAAAAGGAATTGTCCAGCTCAGTAGTGCAACCAACAGCACATCTGAAACGCTTGCTGCGACACCGAAAGCAGTGAAAGCAGCTAATGACAATGCGAATGGTCGGGTACCTTCTGCCCGTAAGGTGAATGGTAAGGCGCTTTCAGCGGATATAACACTGACGCCGAAAGATATTGGTACGCTTAACTCAACAACAATGTCATTCAGCGGTGGTGCTGGTTGGTTCAAATTAGCAACGGTAACCATGCCACAGGCGAGTTCTGTTGTTTCAATTACGTTGATTGGTGGCGCTGGATTTAACGTGGGGTCACCTCAACAGGCAGGTATATCTGAACTTGTTTTGCGTGCAGGTAATGGTAATCCGAAGGGGATTACTGGTGCTTTATGGCAGCGCACATCGACAGGGTTTACAAATTTTGCCTGGGTCAATACATCTGGTGATACTTACGATATTTACGTTGCAATCGGAAATTATGCGACTGGTGTAAATATTCAATGGGATTATACCAGTAATGCCAGCGTGACGATTCATACGTCACCAGCATATTCTGCTAATAAGCCGGAAGGGTTAACGGACGGTACAGTTTATTCACTCTATACGCCATCAGAACAGTTTTATCCGCCTGGCGCACCAATCCCGTGGCCATCAGATACCGTTCCGTCTGGCTATGCCCTGATGCAGGGGCAGACTTTTGACAAATCTGCCTACCCGAAACTTGCAGTCGCTTATCCGTCAGGCGTGATCCCTGATATGCGTGGCTGGACGATTAAGGGCAAGCCCGCCAGTGGTCGTGCCGTATTGTCTCAGGAACAGGACGGCATTAAATCGCACACCCACAGCGCCAGCGCATCCAGTACGGATTTGGGTACGAAAACCACATCGTCGTTTGATTACGGAACCAAATCCACGAATAACACCGGGGCGCATACCCATAGTATTAGCGGGACTGCAAATAGTGCTGGTGCGCACCAACACAAGAGTTCCGGTGCATTTGGTGGCACGAACACGAGCATTTTCCCTAATGGTTATACCGCGATTTCAAATCTAAGCGCGGGGATTATGAGCACAACAAGCGGTAGTGGCCAGACTCGTAATGCAGGGAAGACATCATCAGATGGTGCTCATACCCACTCGCTGTCCGGCACTGCTGCAAGCGCAGGCGCACATGCACATACTGTCGGTATTGGTGCTCATACGCACTCCGTTGCGATTGGTTCACATGGACACACCATCACCGTTAACGCTGCTGGTAACGCGGAAAACACCGTCAAAAACATCGCATTTAACTATATTGTGAGGCTTGCATAATGGCATTCAGAATGAGTGAACAACCACGGACCATAAAAATTTATAATCTGCTGGCCGGAACTAATGAATTTATTGGTGAGGGTGACGCATATATTCCGCCTCATACAGGTCTGCCAGCAAACAGTACCGATATTGCACCGCCAGATATTCCGGCAGGCTTCGTGGCTGTTTTCAACAGTGATGAGGCATCGTGGCATCTCGTTGAAGACCATCGGGGTAAAACGGTTTATGACGTGGCATCAGGGGACGCGTTATTTATTTCTGAACTCGGTCCGTTACCGGAAAATGTTACCTGGTTGTCGCCGGAAGGGGAATATCAGAAGTGGAACGGTACAGCCTGGGTGAAAGATGCAGAAGCAGAAAAACTATTCCGGATCCGGGAGGCGGAAGAAACAAAAAACAGCCTGATGCAGGTAGCCAGTGAGCATATTGCGCCGCTTCAGGATGCTGCAGATCTGGAAATTGCAACGGAGGAAGAAACCTCATTGCTGGAAGCATGGAAAAAGTATCGGGTGTTATTGAACCGTGTTGATACATCAACTGCACCTGATATTGAGTGGCCGACTTCACCTGCAGAGTAATCAACGGCGCAGGGATGATATTTTGTGCTTGAAGTGCCTCCCCGACTATTCAGATAGTCGGGGAGGAGGTATTGGGATTATACGCAATCAGTTTTAGTTAAAGACCGAAGTCTAATATATTGAATAAAAAGGATTAATTATCTAATACGCTCACCTTCTGCGAAATAATATAGTCATTTATACCTAGCTGGTCTTATGAATACACCTAAACAGGTGTATTACGTAATGAAACAGACTGGCGAGTATGTTTGAGCAAACTCCACCGAACTGCAGACGTTATGGTCATGTTGCATAGTGTTTGGGAATATAAAGAATTATATAGTAGTTTGTTGTTTGTAACCTGAAAAACAATAACGAACGTTATAATAAACTTGTTTGTTGTGCTGCTTTCACATTTTCTCATTAATCTTACCAGTAATATTTATGTTGCTTTGTTGTTTCTGTTTTTTTATAAAAAAGAGGTGGTGCAGAGGAGGAAATACAGTGGATAAAAAACTAATTGCATTTTTGTGCACACTTATAATTACTGGTTGCTCGAATGGGATCGGAGATTCACCTTCCCCTCCGGGAAAAAATGTAGAATTGGTTGGAATCCCTGGACAAGGTATTGCAGTGACTTCAAACGGTGCAACTCCAACACTTGGAGCCAACAACACTGAGTTTCCTGAAGTTTCAATAATGAGCACTGGTGGGGCGCTGCTTACTATTTGGGCCAGACCTGTTCGTAACTGGCTTTGGGGGTATACTCCTTTTGATTCAGTAAATTTTGGTGAGAATCGGAACTGGAAGGTTGTGGATGGTAAAGATGCCGGCACAGTGAAATTTGTTAATGTTGCCCAGGGGACTTGCATGGAGGCCTTTAAAAACGGGGTGATACATAATACCTGTGATGATAACTCGTTATCTCAGGAGTTTCAGTTACTGCCTTCTACTAATGGTAATGTGCTTATAAGAAGTAGTGCCTTGCAGACGTGTATAAGAGCAGACTATTTAAGCAGAACTATACTGTCACCGTTTGCTTTTACAATCACCCTTGAGAAATGCCCTGGTGCAAAAGAAGAAACGCAAGAAATGCTATGGGCAATAAGTCCACCTGTCAGAGCGGCAAAACCAAATCTGATTAAGCCAGAGTTAAGACCATTCAGACCATTGCCAATTCCACCTCATGACAAACCTGATGGAATGGAGGGAGTATGAAAAAATTATTATTCCTGTTAATGATTTTGCCGGGTATTTCTTTTGCAGATTTAAGCGATTTTAAAGTTGCAACCTGGAATTTGCAGGGTTCAAATGCACCGACAGAAAATAAATGGAACACACATGTCCGACAACTTGTTACGGGAAGTGGTGCTGTTGATATCCTGATGGTTCAGGAGGCAGGGGCAGTACCAGCTTCTGCAACGTTGACTGAGCGAGAATTTAGCACTCCTGGTATTCCGATGAATGAGTATATCTGGAATACCGGAACCAATAGTCGCCCACAGGAGTTGTTTATATATTTCTCACGTGTTGATGCATTCGCTAACAGAGTAAATCTTGCGATTGTTTCAAACAGAAGAGCTGATGAGGTGATTGTATTACCTCCTCCAACTGTTGTATCACGACCGATCATCGGCATTAGAATTGGTAATGATGTTTTCTTCTCAACCCATGCATTGGCGAATCGGGGCGTGGATTCAGGAGCAATTGTAAATAGTGTTTTTGAGTTCTTCAACAGACAAACGGATCCTATAAGACAGGCCGCTAACTGGATGATTGCAGGAGATTTTAACCGTTCACCGGCTACACTATTTTCAACTCTTGAACCAGGGATTCGTAATCATGTAAATATTATTGCTCCACCAGATCCAACGCAAGCCAGTGGTGGTGTTCTTGATTATGCGGTAGTTGGAAATTCAGTGAGCTTTGTACTTCCTCTGTTGAGGGCCTCGTTGTTATTCGGATTATTAAGAGGGCAAATTGCCTCTGATCACTTTCCGGTTGGCTTTATTCCTGGAAGAGGAGCAAGAAGATGAAAACAGTTATTGTGCTTTTTGTTTTACTGCTGACAGGTTGTGCTTCTGAACCTGCAAATCAGCGTAATCTTCTTACTCAGTTTGTCGGCAACAATGCCCCTGTAGACCCTGAACCCAGTCCAGTATTGGTTAATATCAGAAACGTTCTTACAGGGGGGATAATCCGAAATCCTGTTGGCAGTGACTTTAATGTAAATAATTGGGTTATATCTGAAGTAAAGACTAATGATTTGGATTTGATATCGGCACCGGGAGGGCATGTTCAGATTAAAAATCCTGATGGCAATGAATGCTTTGCTATTCTAAACGGGCAATTGGCAGTGGCTAAGCGGTGCTCTGAAAGTGACCGTAACGCATTGTTTACATTTATAACCAGTGATACTGGGGCTGTGCAAATCAAGTCAATAGGAAGCGGTCAATGCCTAGGGAATGGAGAGAGCATTACAGATTTCAGATTAAAAAAATGTGTTGATGATCTTGGGCGTCCTTTTGATACGGTGCCGCCGGGGTTACTCTGGATGCTGAATCCACCATTATCTCCGGCAATAATGTCTCCATTAACGAGCTGA